ACTTAAATAAAATGCCAGTGAATACCGGAGTAATTGAGGGACAGGATCTGATGCTCTACGTCGAGTCAGCTCCATCAGTGTGGACACCTGTGGCACACGCCACGTCGCACAGTATTGAACCAAGCGCTGAAACCCGTGACCGCTTATCGAAAGATACCGGGAAATGGAAAACCAAGGTAGCCGGTTTGTTGGGATGGACTGCAAGTTGTGAGGCTTTGGCCTGTTACGATGGCAGCAGTTTCCATACGCTTTATGCCTTGATGATTGCACGCACTCCCGTCAAGCTGAAACTTGCCGGTCGTGAAGCGGTCAACACCAACGACAATTTCAAACCCGAAGTGATTGGCGACAGCTATCTGGAAGGATCGGCTTTCATTACCGGACTACCACTCACAGCTCCCAACAACGAAGATGCAACATTCTCGTGTTCGTTCGAAGGAACCGGACCGCTTGCAGTAAAAACTGTTGCGGTATAAAGCCCCTCCTAAATCCTCCCCTGGTGGAGGACTTAAAGAAGGCGTTGATTAAGATCATTAGTTAATTGAAAGTATAAACAACAGCACTGCTTTTAAGCCCTCCCCCTGTGGGGAGGGTTTGGGTGGGGCTTTAAATTCAAAATTTTATGGAGCCACGTACTACAATCACTTACAAAGGATCGACCTATCCTTTCTACAAAACTAACAGGGGTCGGGTAGATTTCGAAAATGCAGGTTTTACCAACGCCCAGATCATTGAAGGTAAAACCCTGCCCACGCTTGCACTGGTATATTACATCATGTGCGACTGTGCCAAACGTGCCGGAACTCCGGTATCTGACAGTTTTGAACAGTTTATCGACGATACCGATCCGGATATTACGGACGTGTTTATTCGCCTGGCAGATGCAAGACAGAAGACCGAAGACGGAAGTCGGAAGCCGATCCGCGCAAAGGAGCAACAGGAAACCGAAACCCGGAACTTGTAACGCGCAACGCGATGACACTTGACGATGAAATTGGGGTGGCTCTCGGAGTAATGGGGATGAGCATGGAGTCTTATCTATCGCTCACCCCATCTCAATTTCAACGGGCTTACGAACTTTACCTGGAGAAAATAAAGAGTGACCGCGATCATGCTGAAAATGTGGCATGGCAGGTGGCACGCTGGCAGGTATTCCGCACACTCTGCCCACCTCAGAAAAAGAAAATAAGCGTGTTCGATTTGATTGAGTTGCCGGGTGACGAAGTGTATAAAAAGCACTCTTCGACACGCTCAGGGACCAAAACGGAGATTGACGAAAAACGATTCAGGGCATTGGCCGATAAATGGAAATAAGATGGCGAAAGTATTTAAATACATACTTGATTTTGAGGCACAGACCGAAAAGTTTGGCAAAGATGTAGGCGGTATGACGGGCATGTTAAAAGGTGCCGCGCTTGCCGCCGGTGCTTTTTTTGCTGCCGATCAAATTGTGGCCGCTGCTGATGCCGTTGCCGATTATGCCGTTGAAATATCGAAAGTTCGAACTGAAATTGGTATGCTTTCAGGAGCTCATGGAGCTGCATTAGATGCAATGACCGGGCAGGTGATGGCTTTATCTGATTCATACGGGTCAGATGTGTCAGAAAATCTGAAGGCGACAAACGCACTGATGCGTGAATTTGGGATTACAGGAAAAGCCGCCTTCGATATTATGAATGCAGGGTTTGCATCATCAGCTAATTCGGGCGGTGATTTTACCGAACAGGTTTCAGAATATGCTACACACTTCCGTGAAGCTGGCCTAAGTGCAGAGGAAATGCTGGCTATTATTGCTGGTGGAAATGTAATGGGCGTGTTCGGAGACAAGGCATCAGATGCAATCAAAGAAAGTTCGATACGCTTGAGGGAAATGACTCAAGCAACCAAAGATGCGCTAAAGGGTATTGGACTAAGCTCTACACAAATACAGGCTGATATATCATCCGGCAATAAAAGTATGTTCGATGTGATGCAGTTAGTTAGTAAACAACTGCAAACATTACCACAGCAATCCCCGGCAGTTGGCGCGGCATTGGCTGATATATTTGGTGGCCCGGGTGAAGATGCTGTCAACTTCATTCGCAGTTTGGCTACTATGGACTTGTCACTTCAGGGAGTGGTTGATAATGCAACTAAATCGCAAATGGAGTGGACAAGCGAGCTGGCCGAATTTCATTCCATCGGTGCTCAGGTGTTTGGCGGTACCGCGAACATGATGACAGAAGTTAAAACCGCTGCCTTGAACATGGCCAATGAAACTATAAAGGGTATCGTCGGAATCACCAATTACTTCATCGAACTGTATAATGAAGCAATTGTTTTCAGGGGTGCAATTGAATGGATTTCCCTCGGATTTAAACAAGCATGGGAAGCGGTTAAAGGGGCTTTGGGTATTATTTGGGAAAACCTGAAAGCTACCGGGAAAATGATTAAAGCGATTTTTACGCTTGATGCTGCCGGTATTGCTGAAGCATGGAAAACGGGTTTAACAGGCGTCGTTGATGTAGTAAAAGAATACGGCCAAAATACTGCCGAGAACTTCATGGATGCCTGGAACAATACCATGAGTCCGAAAAAGAAGATTGCCCTGATCAGTATTTCAGAAGGCGACGCAAACGCCGCTGGAATTGCTGCCGGTAAAAACTTTGCTACCGGGATTAAGACCGGAGCTGCTACACTCGTTAAATCTCCAATAGCGGCATTAAAAACCATAAGTTCCACGACGGTCACCGGTAGAGATAAGGCTATTGATACCAAGAAGGTTGATGATGGCATGGGGTTACTAGGGCTTGAAAAACGGTTATCTTCACTGAAAGAGGCACAAACAAAGTCACTTGACACAAAAGAATGGCTGAACTACCAAAAAGCCATAGATAACACAGCAGAACGAATAACACTTTTTACAGGTGGATTTACAGAGGAAATGAAGGCCGCAGAAGAAATGCAAAAGGCCCTTGCCGATACATTTTCTGAAGGTTTTAATAACATTGGTCAAAGCGTGGTTAATGGACTTGGACTTGCAGAAAACGGAATTCAGGGTTTTATTGGTGGAATGTTGAGTACGGTGATTTCGCTGGTAAGTATGTTTTTAGCTCAGAGTTTGGCAGCCAGTATTGCCGGTGCTACAACATCAGGAGCCGCAACCGGACCTGCTGCAATTGTAACAACGCCTGCTTTTATTGCCACAGCTATTGCCGGGGTTTTAGGAGCATTTGCTGCCATCCCTGCTTTTGAAGCTGGTGGTATTGTTTCGGGTCCAACCCTCGGGCTTATGGGCGAATATCCCGGAGCATCAACCAATCCCGAAGTCATTGCACCACTCTCGAAACTAAAAGCAATGATGGGTTCGACAGGCTCACCCACCATTGTACTGCAACCATCGCTTGAAATGACCGGCGACCGATTCAGGATCATGATGAAAAGGGTGGAAGGGGATTTGAGGAAAAGAACTTAGAAGCCCCCACCAAACCTCCCCTACAGGGGGGAGGCTTAAAAAACGCATTGAACGAGATAACGAAATGAAAAGGAACGATATTACTATAACGGATCGCAAAAGAACCCCCCACCGGGGGGCAGGGGGGCTGTAGGTTATGTACGGATTACGCTTACGCATCGAATACAAAGATATTAACGATATCCTGACCCGGATAAACATTTACCAGGACGGTTACTCCGGAGTGGCTGATGTTCGTTTTGCACATGCCGGGGTGTCAATTGCCTGGGGCGATCAGGGTGGCGAAGGGATGCCTGTTGTGTACGGATCATCGGCAACCATTTACATTGATGCTGAATACGATTATGAATTTCTTTACCTGTTTTCAGCCGATAGCCGCAAACACCGGGTTGACATCGAAAAGGCCGGATCGCTGATCTGGACGGGTTATGTTGAACCTGACAGCTGGTCTGAACCACTGATTGCAACTCCTTACCCGGTTCAGGTTACCGCTTACGACGGACTTGGATTCTTAAAAGATACGCCTTACGTTCCCTCCGGACGCAAAACCTTAGAGGCCATCCTTCAGGAAATACTTGCCGTTACCGGCCTTCCGCTTGCAACCAATACCGACATCGATTGGTTTGAAGAGTTCAGCGGACCCGGCATATTGGCTGCTCACTCAATTGATACGGTTGTGTTTAATGATATGAGTTGTTATGAGGTGTTGGAGCAGTTGTTCCAGGGCTGCCGAATCTTTCAGCGTGCCGGGCAATGGTGGGTCATCAGCAACACAAAGCTATCAAAAACAGCCGCTACCGTTTCCGGTTTCTGGTTCGAAGGTGAAGCAAGTCTTCAGATACTTCCGGCCATAAAGCAATTGGTGGTTGTACAGGATTTCGGGTACAACGAGAACCTGGTTCAGAACGGTTCTTTTGAGAAATACAATGCGGAACTGGCCAATTTTGAGAATTGGCAAAATATGGCTGTAACGCCGGAACAACGCAATTTAAACGATAAAAACGAAAAGTTTGTCTTCATTCCAGGAAAGCAATATTTCCCGAAAATGGAAACCCGTGGTTACACCGAGATCCGGCAGGGGATTAAAAAACAAATGCCCGTGGTGCAGTCAGACTCAATTCTGAACATTTCGTTAAAATATGCGCTGATGGGACGAACCGGCTATTCAGCAGCAATGTTTATTAAAATCAGGGTAGTTGGTGAAACTGAAACCTATTACATCAGGCGTAATTCGTTGGTCTCTCAAAAACAGGAATTTACATGGCATCTGGAC